CGGGCGCTTCAAGCTTTGTCCCCACAACTGGGCAAGAAGAAGGCTGAGTACATCGAGGGTGCGGAGCAGGGCGATCTGTTTAACACTGTGACAGGTGAGATATGGAAGGGCGATGACGGCGTAACGATCATCCCTTGCTACCAGACCACCAAATACCTTGAGTTCACACCTCGTGACCAAGGCGGTGGTTTCCGCGGAGAGATCAGCCCAACTGATCTAGTCTTGCAGCGCACCTCGCGTCAGGGTTCCAAGGAAATACTTCCGACAGGCAACGAGTTGGTCAAGTCAGACCAGCACTACTGCTTGGTATTGGGTGGAGACGGTGCGTATCAACCTGCTGTCATCGACATGAAGTCCACGCAGTTAAAGGTCAGCCGCCGTTGGAAGACCCAGATCGCGATGCAGAAGATCATGCACCCTAAGACGGGGGCCATGGTTGTACCTCCGCTGTTCGCTACAGTGTGGAAGATTACCACCGTTGAAGAGAGCAATGACCAAGGCACATGGTTCACGCCGTCTGTCGAGAAGGTCGGTCTTGTAGAGAGCCGAGATCTTATGCTTGAAGCCAAAGCCTTCCGCGACAGTGTCGCTGCGGGCGAAGTGAAAGCTGCTTCAGAGGAGCGTGTCCCAACTAGCTCTTCTGTACAACAGGATGACGACATCCCGTTTTAAGCAGCCTCGGGAGTGGCGATGACTGTTTCAAGTACATTCTCCACGCCACTCCCATTTTTCACAACAGGAGCAGTACATGACACAGGCAAAGAGGTTGCTTGCAGTATTCGTTGGTGCCAAAGCTGCACACGGCACGACCACAGTGGGGCGTGTTGGACGGAACGGTAAAGCAGAATCCAAAAGTATGATCGTTCGTGAACCTTTGACCGAGGAACTTGTTCAAGGCCACATAGATGGCAAGCAAGGTGTCGGAGCGATCCCAATCAACGAGGAAAACAAGTGCCAGTTTGGTGCGTTGGATATCGACATCTACGATCTCAACCACAACGAGGTGCAAGACAAGATAAAAAAGATGAAGCTGCCTTTGATCCATTGCCGATCAAAGTCTGGCGGCGCACACCTGTACCTATTCATGAAAGAGATGGAACAGGCTGCTGTTATCCGAGATTACCTGACCGAGATGTCTATAGCTCTAGGCTACAGCGGCTGCGAAGTATTCCCGAAGCAAGACACGATCATCGCGGAGCGTGGAGACGTGGGCAACTTCATCAACATGCCTTACTTTAATGCAGAGTTACCGCTGCGGTATGCCTTCAATGCGAAGTGCGAAGCTATGGAGCTAGATGAGTTCTTGGGTGCGGTGGACAAGGCACGAGTTTCGTTGTCCGACCTCGAGGCTATACGCCTGTCCAAGCCTCGCAAGTATTTCACAGACGGACCACCCTGCCTTGAGCACCTGTTCGCGGATGGCCCCATCTCTGAGTTCCGCAACAACACCCTGTTTAACGTGGCTCGGTACTGCAAGATGAAGAGCCCCGACGATTGGCAGAAAGAGTTCGAGGGGTATAACCGGACTTTGTCCAGCCCTCCGCTACCGTCCAGCGAGATCGTCAACCTGAGTAAGCAGCACGAGAAGAAAGAATACCTGTATACCTGCAAGGAAGAACCCATGCGTAGCTATTGCGATCCAGCAATATGCGCCACGCGAAAGCACGGCATCGGAGCAGACGGCCCAGACGCTATGGCTGTAGGCGGACTGACTATCATGCTGTCGGAGCCTCGTCTGTTCTTTATGGACGTTGATGGTGACCGAATCCAGTTGAGCACGGAGCAGTTGCAGAACCAGACGTTGTTCCAGCGGGCGTGTATGGACCAGAAGAACATGATGCCTCCGACGATGAAGCCTCAGAAGTGGCAGCAGTTGGTCAACAGTTTGATGCAAGGTGCTACCTTCTTGGATGTACCACCAGAGCTCACGATATCAGGCCAGTTTAAGGACCACCTAAGATCGTACTGCACGAGCCATGTCAGGGCTATGTCACCGGAAGAGATCGAGATGAACAAGCCTTGGACTGATGGTGGCACAACCAAGTTTAAACTCGATGGTCTTCTGGAGTATTTGCACCACCGCAGGTTCAGTTCCCTCACACGGGGTCAGATCATGCAGATGATTCGTGATCTTGGGGGTGACACTGGGAAGCAGAACATAATGAAGCGCACCTCAAAGGGCGAGGCAAGATCCACGCTTAGATGCTGGGTAATCCCTGCGTTCGAGGAAGAAACAATAGAGCTACCAGTTAAGGAGATCTCAAATGACATCCCATTCTAACAAACTGATGCGGGTATCAGACGTGGCAGAACTGCTCGGGGTATCCAAGTCCTACGTCTACAAGCTGGCGTCTACCGACCCATCATTCCCGATACCTATTGTTCTGGGGTCAGAGCACAAGAAGCGATCTTCGAGCCGTTGGGTTCTGGCTGAGATTGAGGATTGGGTAAACTCTAGACCAAGGGGTAAAGACTATGATACCTAATTCAAAGCTAATTCTAGGACCACCAGGCTGCGGGAAAACCCATCGCCTGATACAAGAGATTAAGAATGCGCTTCAGGCAGGGACACACCCGTCTCGCATTGGTGTGATCTCGTTCACCCGCAAGGCAATCGAAGAGATGATAGCTCGGTCCTGCGCGGAGTTTGACCTAAAGGCCAAAGACTTTCCGTACATGAAAACCAGCCATGCCTTCGGGTTCCATGGACTTGGGCTCAAGACCACAGACATCATGGGACCAGAGGACTACAACAACATTGGCAGGGAGATCGGCCTGACCTTTGAGGGCAAAGACTTCACGTCTGTTGACGGCGGCATAACTCTACCTACGATTGGTGGATCAGGGGCACGTTACCTGCAACTGGACAGTCGTGCGCGACTGCGGATGATCGACATCGAGCAAGAGTACAATGAAGAGGCTGATTGGAACCTGTTCTTTGCCAAGCTAAAGCAGTTGTCTTCTCAGTTAGTCGAGTACAAACGCGCAGTGGACAAGTACGATTTCGTTGACATGATCGAGCAGTACATTGAGCACGGAGATGTTCCCAACCTGGACTATCTGTTCATCGACGAGGCCCAAGACTTCACCCCGTTGCAGTGGGAGATGGGAAAGAAGATTGCTGCGTCTGCGGAAAACGTGTGGATCGCTGGCGATGACGACCAAGCCATCCACCGTTGGACAGGCGTTGATGTTAATCTCTTTAACAAAAGCTCTGACAACATAGAGGTGCTGTCTCAGTCTTATCGTATACCCAAGTCGGTGTGGCGAGTGGCGAGAACCATTACACACAGAATCGTGGACCGTCACATCAAGATGTTTAAGCCTCGCCAAGAAGAAGGGAAGGTTGAGTATGTAAACTACCTGTCCGAGGTTCCACTGTCCTCGGGGTCATTTACTTTGATGGCTCGTACCAACGGGTACGTTTCGGAGATGGCGAACTACTTGCGGTCCAACGGGCTCAAGTTTTCTCGCAATGGTAAGTCCAGCCTGTCGGATGATATGGTCGGAAACATACTTACATGGGACACCCTGTGCCAAGACAAGTCTGTCGGTGTGCAACAACTCAAGGCGCTCTATTCTGGCGTAAAGAAGCAGGGGAAAGATGCTGTTGTCCGCAGAGGATCGACTCAGCTGCTAGATGCGTTGGCACCTGACGACATGTTGGACATGGACACTCTGATCAAGGACTACGGTCTGCAAAGAGATGCCTCAACCAGCGCATACGATGTGCTGAATGTTGCATCTTCTGAGCGGGACTACATTGACGCGATCTTCCGCCGAGGCGAAGACCTTCTGTCTAGTCCTCGTATCAAGGTGTCCACGTTTCATGCTATGAAGGGCGGGGAGGATGACAACTGCGTGGTTTGGACGGCATCAACCAAGGCCTGTGAGCACAGCAAGTTTCCAGACGATGAGCACCGAGCGTTCTATGTCGGCGTTACTCGAGCACGACAGAACCTCTACATCCTGCAATCCGACAACAAGTATAGGTATTCTCTATGAAACGTGATGAAGTATTAGACACAGCAAAAGAACTGATCAATGGACCGAGGGCCAAAGACTACGGAGATGCGTTTGATAACTTCTCCCGCATAGCCACAGGCTGGAACGCAATTATCAAAGAGGCGATGACTAGCCACGGGCATGTAACCGAGCGGCACGTTGCGCTGATGATGGACTGGTTGAAGACAGCACGACTGCTCAACGACTTAGACAAGGCTGATTCGTGGATCGACAAGTGTGGTTACAGCGCACTCGGTGCGGAGTTCTCTGACAGAAAGACTAAGCTATGAGCCAGAAGAATCTTTTCTCCGCAGAGGACAATGAGCACA